TGAGGCAGCCCTGAAGGGCAAGATCAGCGAGACAGATCGCATTTCCTTGCTCTTGCAAAAGGCTATCCTTGAAGGTAATGCAACCCTAGCCACACAGTTATCTGATCAATTAGAAGCTGCAACTCAGCGACAGAATGAGCTGCGTGCCCTTCTACTGACCACGCCAGAGGCTCCTAATCCTTACCGTAACTGGACGCTACCGATGGACTTGCTTAACTACACAGCCTCATCCCTTGGCGTATCTGTAGCACAATTACAGAATGCGCCTGTCGCTCCATCCTCTAGCTTCTCGGATGCAGAGATGGAATTGATGTCTGCTGTAAATAGATTCCAAGGGGCTAATGCTCAAGCCATTAACGTCGAGGTCTATCTTGATGGCGATGTAGTAGGCGGCGCAGTTACCAATTCACAGATTAACAGTTCACTATCTGGATCATTTAATCAAGTTAATCGCTCTGGATTCAAGGGCGCAGTAGCGACACAATGACGCTCCCTGCCACCATCTCGGTATCATTCGACTTTAGCCAAGGTGCTACATTCGGCCTTGGCTTCGTTATTGGCGACGATAAATACGGAGTAATTGGCACAAGCGCATTCGGTGATTCAGCCGTACTTGATCCAGTAGTCGATCTAAGCAGCGTCACTCGATCGATCAAGATCAGTCGTGGACGCAATATCATGAGAGACACTTACGAGTCTGGCAACTGCACAGTTCGAGTCTTAGACCCTGACTCATACTTTAACCCTCAAAATGCGGCCTCACCCTATTTCGGCTATCTCACTCCACTACGCAAGATCCGAGTAGCTGCTACAACTGCTACGGCGCAGGAGTTCCTATTTTCTGGATACGTTGACACATACAAGTATTACTATCCAACAGGGCAGGAAATTGGGTACGTCGATATCGTCTGCTCGGATGCCTTTAGACTCTTTCAGATGGCTAACGTGGCAACCGTTACAGGGGCAACCGCTGGCCAGACCACTGGCACTCGTATCACAAAGATCCTTGATCAAGTCTCATTCCCTACATCTATGCGTATTACCGACACAGGGTCAACTACAGTCCAAGCAGATCCGGCAACGGCTCGCACAGCCCTTGCAGCCCTCAAGGCGGCAGAGTTCGCAGAGCAAGGTGCATTCTTCATGTTGCCAAATGGCACGGCTGAGTTTAAGGATCGCGCAGATGTAGTGGCATCTCTAGCGGCTACTCCAATTGAGTTTAACCAGACAACAGGCATTCCCTACTCAGACCTGAAGTACGCCTTCGATGACAAACTCATCGTAAATCAAGCCAGCATGACACGCATAGGCGGCACAGCACAGACTTCTGTCAACACAGATTCATCCGCTAAGTATTTCCCTCATGGCACTACTGTCACAGACATGATCCCTGAAACGGATGCTCAAGTCTTAGACATTGCCAAAATATATGTCGCTAGCCGTGCAGAGACAACAATCAGAATAGATCAGCTTCAAGTCGATCTACTTGATCCAGCAGTACCGACTGACACGATGATTGGCTTAGATTATTTTGACAACGTCAAGATTACTAACGTGCAGCCAGACGGCTCGACAATCGTTAAGACCTTGCAGGTGCAAGGCTTGGCGTGGGATATAACCCCTAACAGCATGAAATGCACAGTGACAACACTTGAGCCCATCGTGGAAGGTTTCATTATAGGATCTGCCACGTCGGGTATAATAGGCACGTCCATATTAGGATACTAGGAGATAAACAATGGCAGCAGGTTTAGGCTTTAAAGAATTTACAACAGGGGACGTGCTAACTGCCGCCGACGCAAATGGCTATTTAGCCTCTCAGGTGGTCATGGTCTTCGCTGACGCGGCAGCCCGTACCTCAGCCATCACCTCACCACAGGAAGGAATGATCTCCTACCTTAAGGATACTAACTCAACCCAGTATTACTCAGGCTCCGCTTGGGTCGCTATTGGAGGAGGGGGCGGTAAAGTCTTACAGGTAGTTTCAGCTAATACTTCTACAGATTACACAAATAACACTTCAACTTATGGTGACACAGGTTTAACGGCAACTATTACCCCTAGCGCAACAAGTAGCAATGTTTTAGTATTTGTCACCCAAGGAATCTATAACAATAAAGCCAGCTCTGGCCAATCTGGATCTAAATTGAAACTCTTAAGGGGAGCAACTACTATCCGTGAAAATGCTTATGCCAGTTTAGTCTCCTCTGCCGCTGGTGCCTCTGAATTGATGTCATACACGCAAATGTATGTTCTAGATAGTCCTTCGACAACATCTGCAACAACTTACAAAACCCAAGGTGCCTCTGTAGCGGGAAATTCTTCGTTCAACTGGGGCGGAAATATGAATTCTACAATCGTTCTTATGGAAATCGGTGCATGATGAAAAACTATCTTTTATTGGCGATTGAAAATTTAACTAATAACGCTGGTTTTATGATTTGGGACAATGATTATTCGACTATTGAATGGGTTGATTTTAAGGGTACTGTACCGACACAGGATGAAATCAATTTAGAAATTGAAAGAATTAAATTGAGTGAAGTTACTGATGCACACACAAAGGCCGAAGCTAAGGCTGCACTCCTTGAGCGTCTAGGTATAACAGCCGATGAAGCGGCTCTTCTACTTGGATGAAGCCTAGACTCTCCAAGTCTGCCATCCAACTACGCGAGCAGATAGATGATGCATTCCCAGATAGAGATCGAACTTCGGACGGCTGGATCGGCGACACTCGACACGCTGCACGCAAGTCTGATCATAATCCAGATGGACAAGGATGGGTTCGTGCCATCGACGTTGACCGCGACCTTAACGGCAAAGGCCGGAAGCCCGATGTCATGCCTGACTTGGTCGATCAGATTCGACTCGCTGCAAAGTCTGGCGATAAAAGAATCAGTTACATCATCTTCGACGGCAAGATCGCCTCATCTAAGAAGGCTTGGGCTTGGCGTCCTTATGATGGGATCAATAAGCATAATCATCACGCGCATATCAGCTTCACTATCAAGGGCGACGAAGACAGTTCATTCTTTACTATACCGATGATAGGTGGAAACTAATGGAGCAAGCAAAATCACTAGCAGCATCATGGGCTCGATCATTCTTGGCCGCTGCCCTCGCGCTATACATGGCAGGCGTAACAGATCCTAAGACCTTAGCGATGGCAGGCGCGGCAGCAGTAGCACCCGTCATTCTGCGCTGGCTCAATCCTAACGATGCCTCATTCGGAGTCGGGAAAGAATGACTCAAGAAAACTTCTTTACTCTTTACTTCGCTAGCCTTGCCGTCATCGGTGGGCTTGCAGGTTATGTCATCACGCATCTTCTGTCTGAAATTAAGAGACTCAACTCGCGTGTCGATGAGATTTACAACATCCTTCTAGAGCGATAATTATTGACATGGCAAGAAAGAAAGTCATCGATCTCGATACTTACTCACAGCTTGACGCATGGGCTATCAGCCTGCACGAGATGTATCGCGCACTACGCAAGGCAGGATTCGCAGTTGATCTCTGCCTAGCAATCATTACAGATCGAGACTCTTACCCTGAGTGGATCCTGCCTGAGATCCCTGACCGAGTGGATCGCCTACCCTACGAGGACGACGACGAGGATTAATGAAGCGCATTGTCATAGTGAGCGACCTACAGGTTCCCTTCCACGATAGACACGCAGTCAAGAATCTAGCCAGTTTTATAACAAAGTTTAAGCCGCACGAAGTTGTCACTATTGGCGATGAGATCGATTTTAATACTATTAGCAAGTGGTCAGAAGGGACGCCAGAGGCTTATGAGCAGACTCTTGGAGATGATCGCGATGAGGCTGTTCAGGTACTTTACGATCTCCAAGTAACACAGATGATTCGGTCTAATCACACAGACCGCCTTTACAACCAGATCATGCGTAAGATCCCGTCATTCTTATCATTGCCAGAACTTAGGTTCGAGAAGTTCATGCAGCTCGATGAGCTAGGGATTACCTTTCATAAGAAGCCGTATAACATTGCGCCTGGCTGGATCGCAGTCCATGGCGACCATACCCCTATTAAGTCACAAGGGGGTCTCTCAGCCCTTGAGGCAGCCCGTAGGCACGGTAAGAGCGTCATCTCAGGGCATACTCACAGGGCAGGGCGATCGTCCTTCTCAGAGGCCTCTGGAGGCCGTATAGGGCGTGTCCTGCATGGCGTAGAAGTAGGCAATCTTATGGACTTTAGCAAGGCCAGTTATACCAAGGGATCGGCTAACTGGCAGCAGGCATTCGCCATCATGTACGTCGATGGCAAGAATGTGCAAGTTGATCTTATTTACTTTGAGAAGGATGGGACTTTCGTAGTCTCTGGCAAGCGCTATGGACGACCTAGATAACGAGCTAGATCGAGACATCGATGATCACATTGACGACGCAGAATCGTTACCATTTCGTTATCTAAATCTCGGTAAATTCCCCCTTAGATCATGAGACAGTAGAGCCATCAACGAAGGGCGTTGATAAGAAAGGCTCAACATGTTCGATCCATCGCTAGGCGATTTTATTGTAATGATCGTGCTATCTGCACTATATTTCCATGTAGGCCGTATCGTCGGCATTCGCGTAGGTTATCTACAAGGGCGTAAAGCTGTGAGAGATTACTACGAATCTAAAGAAAGGGCACGAGTGTGAAAGCAAGTGAAGTCCTATTATCAGCTACTGACATCATTGGAGACCGA